GGTGGTAGTAGAAAGCGCGCCAGTTGCAGCAGAAGAACCGGAACCCTTGAGGCATTCGCCCTCAATGAAATAAGCCATCTGTTCTGCAATTTCATCGACTATGAAATCAGTCACGTTAAAATCGGCGTTGTTGCTCACGCTGCGGCCTAACAGCACCAATGCGCCCGCAAGGTAACCATCAAGGTCAACACTATCAAACTTGCCTGCATCAGCAGTCAGTTCGGTAAATTCGCTCTGATAGCCAACACTTATATTATGCGTAGTATTCGCCTTGCCCCAGACAGGGATTTTCAGCTTGCCTTTAGTACGGTATATCTTTGCGCCTTCGAGTATAGGGCAGCGGTCTTTAACCTCCTTGATTATTTCGTGCGCAATAGTGGTAGGGATTATTGCGCCATTGTTACCCATTGACACGTTCTGTTCGCCTGTGCGCATTTCGGTGACGCGGCCCAGAACGTAGTCGGAGAACATCTGCGAATCCCTTGCCGCTCGTTCTTCCATCTCAGTATTGCCGCCACGGCTTATCACGTCCTTACGTGCACGTTCCTCACGGCTAATAGTTTCATCGATAGCCTTTATGGCAGCTTCCGCCGCGTCAAACTTCGCTATCTCATCAGCTGTCAGCGCCCTGTTCTCGCTGTCGGCAGAGTTTATCAGTTCATCCATTACACGCTGCTGTTCTGCCCTCTGTTCGTTCAGTTTCTTCAGTTTGTTCATTTCTTACCTCCGTTTTGTTTTTTAGTTGCTTCTACTCGTGCCCTGTAAGCCGAGTTATCAAAAAACGGAGGCTTTTCCTCCGTTATTTGCGTCTTTTGTTCTGTTGTTCGTGTTTCCAGTTCTATTTCGCCTTCCGCCCTTACCTCTACACTCGTGGCGGAATAGCACGGCGTTTTGTTTATTACCAGCGTTATATGGTCAAGGTCCAAATCCTTAACGTGCCTCAATGGCAGCTGCCCCGCTCTTTCCTCCATATCATCAACAACATTGAACATACCAAACGACCAGCCGCGTATGTCACCATTTCGCCCATGCTCAACTACTTCGGGGTCAGTTATAAGCGCATCAGCATATAATCCTATGTAATCCTCATATAGTTTGAGTGTATGTGCCTCCACACTGGCATACACGTGTGTTTCGTGGTCAACTGTAACAGTTATATTCTTTGCCCGCTCTATCGCGCGTTCAAATGCTCCCGGCTCTATCGTTTCAACAACCTTGCCGCGCGGCGTAATAACCGGCTGACTCGTTTTGCCTGTAGCATTCACATATCCGCTTATGTGCGCACCATCCGCCCTTATTTCTACTCTCACGTTTACCTCCTTTTATTCCGCCTCGGCATTGCGCATTGACATTGCCTCGGTGTTCATAACGCCCGTCTTATTTGTATTAGGCGTATATATTACCTTTGTTTTCGGGTCGTAAAGTACATCTTGCAATCCAAGCTTTATCCAGTTAAGTCCAAGCGGCGCAAGGTCCTCAGCGAAACGCACCTCATCTACTTGCATAAAATTCGCGTCAAGCGCAAGTTTATATGCTTCATATCGCTCTTTTATATCGCCCTTCAGCAGTTCTTTAGTGTCAAATGCCCAATAATGGCTCCCTTTCTCCTTCTCAAGCAGCAAACTCGCATTTAGCGCACATTGTATCGTAGTCATAAGCGGTATCGCTGCGAGTTTAGCAAGTGCCGCCATGTCCTTCGTCTTACCCTCCATGGTATCCACGGGAACGTGGAACAACTTCGCAAACTCATTCGCATTAGTCTTTTTATTCTCATTGAGCTGCATCTCTACCGATGTACTTGAGGTTTCCTGAAAGTCAAGGCCATCGCTAAGCACAACAACGTTGTCGCTGTCATTAGAATACATTTGTGCAAAGCCTTCTTTCAGCCTATCTATAGCTCCTTGGTCCAGTTTTTTCTTAGACTTTATAAAGCCCTTTTTATTGCCGCCTTTTTTCGCAAAATAGCTTTCAAGGCGCAGAGTTTGCATCGCTGTTTCGATTATTTTTGAGTTGTCGGCCGTTATCGGCGTACCTTCTGCGCCATCACAAGTGTTGCGCAGTATTCGGATAAAATTATGCGGTGCATAACGCACGCCGTCTACGCACACATCATAATCCTTGAATATGTGGTCCGTACTGCGCAGAATGGTTATGTGCCTCGAATCTACATAGTGCAGCGACACTATACGACCGCGGCTGCGATTTATATATGCGTAACCGCCGCGGCCAAGATAATAATCGTGTATCATTGCGCGCCAGAACTCATTTGAGTTTAGCGTGTCCCCTGTCTCATCGTTCAGCAGCCTAAGCCTTAGGTCATTTTTTACTTCATCGGTTTTCCCATCCTTCTCAACGTAAAGCTTAATTGGGGTACTGGCAATTATTCCTGCAATAAGCTCTATACCGCTGGATATTGCCGGTATTTGCAGCGCTGTTTCTCGCGTCACTTTCTCGCTGCTTAGCAGCGCTTTAAGCAGTTCGTCATCAAAACTCACCTGCCTCTCCGCGCGCTTTTCACCTCGAAATATATCAAATATTCCCATGCAACCCTCCTAAGTTTGAATAACAAAATCCATGCCGTATAGGTCTTCTTGCTCTTGCAAATATACGCCATTTATAATTGCAACTACCATATCCACCTTGCCCGCTGACCGTTTTTTGTTAACGTACTTATTGCGGTTTGTGTCCTCCGTACAGCGCGCATTTTCAAAGTTTATTTCCAGCATTCTGTTCTCGTTATATGCAAATTTCCTGCTAAGTATCTTTTCTTGCAGGAGTTTGGTAGGGCTATGCAGCACGCTTGAATGCTGCCGCACTTCCACGCATTCAATCCCCGCCGCTTCAAGTTTCTGCACCGTAGATATAGCGTTATAGCGGTCATATCCAACTTGCACGATAACAACCCCAAGCTTGTCCTGTAACTCCAAAATAAACTGTTCAACGAAATCATAGCCTATGACTTCATCCCCGCAGGCAAAGCATACGCCCTGAGCTATCAGCCGTTTATAGTCAACGCCTTCCTTCTTGCTTTTATACGCCACCTTATCGGCCGGCACGAAGCCCCATACCTTGGCGTATATTACACCATCTTCTTCGGTAACCATGGCAACTGCTGTATTATCATCCGTCTGCGATAAGTCCATACCAAGATATACACGCCGTCCGCGCCACCAGTTGGGGTTATCCTCTATGCGACATGCCTTTACCTTGTTTATATCCACATACCCCTCGACGCCAAGGCCCTTATACTTGATGTTGCAATGCTTACACAGGAAGTTCTCACGCTTGTTTTCGTATAATACGGCCATAGCGCGCATGTCCCGTATAGCATTAAATACATCCTTGTTGTTTACTGCTACAGGATTAGCCTGATATATTACAAAGTCGTTATTCTCCCATTGGTCATTTGTAAGCAGTTCATCATCCGGCTCATACAGCAATGCAAAGCGCCTTGCATTATCAAGTAACCCATCCAGCGTTTTCTTAGCAATGTCTATTTCATCTATCATAGCATTGCCATCATTGGGATACTGGGTGGATATGATTATGCCAAGCTTTGATTTCAAAGTTATCTGTGATGATCGCATGGCTTCAATGGGGTATGAATCCATTGCCCCCGCCTCATCAGCAAGGAAAGCGTTGGCAAGTTTGCCATCCATTCTATCCTGACTATATGCAAGCGGTGTATATTCGCTATCTGTCAACTTACAGCGTATCTCGCTGCGCAGCACACGGAATACTCCATCATCAGCCAGAAGCGGCGAACTCTTTATTATCTTGCGTATCGCAAGTTTCAGTTCGCTCGAAAGTTTCAAGTCTGGCGCAACTGAAAAGAACCGCGAAAACTGCGGTTCTGTTAGCATAAGCAATATAAAGATTATTGCCGCGTTGAACGTTTTGAAGTTCTTGCGGGCTATTTCAAGTACGGCCGTATTATAGTAGCGGCGATTCTCATTGTCCTTAACGCAGAATACTGCGGTTATCAGCAACCACGCATAGTCCTCAAGGCTATCGTATAGACTTTTGCCAATATCTGGATGCACCATTATACGCAAAAGATTACATATACGCGCATATGCTCTCTCGTCTATATGCGCTTCCATGTCCTTGCCCGCCACTATGTCGAGGAACTGTTTGGCCTGCTTTTTAACATAGCGCGGCACTTTGTGGTTACTTCTTGCAGTGCACCATCGCGCATACGCTACCGCAGGGCCGGATTCAACCATTACACATCACCTTTGAGCAATTCGGCAAGTGGGTTTGCTTTGGTTGGTTGCTTCGGTATACTGCGTTGTGCTGCGGATATAGTCATCGCACATTCGCGCTCTATGTCCATCATCATTTTGCGCTTCGCTTGTATTTGCTTATCGAGAGCAAGTATATTTGCCTGCATGCTTGCCATTAGTCGATAGTACGAGGACGGTTTAAGCCCACCGTCCTCGTCCGATAACATGCCGCTTCTATATTCCTTTTCAAGCTGTTCGCGCGATGCTCTAAACTCCGCCTTTATGTTCTCCATGTCCGCACTCTCGGCTTGCAGCTTGCAGTAATCGTTTATTATACGCTCGTATAGTGCATCGTTCTTCTTTATTTTTGCAAGCAGTCCTGATACTCTCAAATACTCCTTATGTGCTACCGGGTCAGCTTTTACCTCCGCCCGCTCTTTCAGTCGCTTTCCGCTTGCAAGTTCTTTTTCAGCCGTTTCTCGCTGTTTCAATTCCGCCTTTGCACGATGCGATTGCTTTTCGGCGGCTAAAACAGCCACGCTTTTACTCGGTCTGGCCATATCAACCTCCGTTTCTCCGATTTTTCGGTTTTGGGAATTTTTTATATTCAGCTGGGGCCGTGTGGTTTTCGCATTCTCAACTCAGAAGGCCGTCATCTATCGGGGGGGAGTATCCCGAAGGCGCGCCAGGCGCATAAGATAATCAGGTGATATACATCCCCTATCCGCCTGCTTGTGATGCTGCACACACAGGCATATAAGATTGCTATCTTCAAGCAACAGTTCTGGTCGGTCCGCGATCTTAACTATGTGGTGCACCTCCAAACCGTCATAGGTTAGAATCCGATTGTCAAGGCACACGGCGCACAGATAGTTGCTTCGCTCTTTTATCTCTTTAGCTTTCTGATGCCATGCAGACGTATAGCGTCCTTTTTCTGCTTCTCTGCGCACATACTCCCGCCGCGGCTTATCACTGCAATGATATGCGCTGCTATGTACACGCCCGCAATGCGGGCACGTAACCAGTCTCGGCATTTGCCCTCCTTCTTTCCCACATTAAGATTATAACATATAAAATCCGCCAAATCTGTCCAAAAGTGTCCAACTTTTAATTTTGCCCAATATTTTTTATAAGTGCATCTATAGCAAGGGCATGAAGGCGGCGCGCCGTTGTCGCAGAAACGTTACACCGTTCTGCTATATCGGCCCACGATTGATGCGAATCAACGGAGTCTCCGCCGCGGCTATACATTTTCCCGCTGCATTCATGCACTTCATAGCGCGCATAGATTATACGCTGCTGTATGTGTGGCAGCTGAAGTATCGC